TGTTTTTTAAAAATATACACTTTTTGAACAAAAATACAAATTTTACCTTTTTAGATTAATTTATTTTAACTTTTATGTTCATCATATTATAGTCTATTTTCTTAATTCTTTTGGTTAATTAATAAAAAATAAACATATTAATATAAATAAAATGAAACTACTTAAACATATTAATATAAATAAAATGAAACTACTTAAACATAATTGTTATTATATAACAATAACAATTAGTCATATGACTGGTAGTAATTTAATGGAAGAATATTTTAGTCAACAATCTAAATTTACAAAAAAATATGGAGATCGAACGATTGTATTAATGCAAGTTGGATCTTTTCATGAAGCATATCAAACATTAGATAGTGGATTTGATTTAAGTAAATTATCAAATATTTTAAATATTATTGTATCCAAAAAGAATAAATCAATTTTAACGGTTGATATGAAAAATCCGTATATGATGGGATTTCCAACTGCAAGTTTACAAAAATATTTAAAAATATTAGTTGAAAATTGTTTTACAGTTGTTGTTATAGATCAAGTTACACCGCCACCAAACCCCAAAAGGGAAATAACTGGAATTTACACACCTGGAACATATTGTGAAGAAATTACTAATCCAGATTCAAGCAATTTATTATCAATATACATTGAAGAAGTGTGTGATATGAATAACAAAGGTCCAAGTATGTTTTTATCTGGAATTAGTATTATTGATGTAACAACTGGAAAATCAATGTTATTTGAATTTTATTCTCAAAAAATGGATGAAAATATTGCATTAGACGACGTTACAAAAATAATTCAATGTTATCCAGCCAAAGAATTAATCATTACTACAAGTAATTTAACAAGTTTAAGTATAGATAAATTAATTGCATATTTAGAATTGACTGATAAATTATATCATCACCAAACAATTAGTCAATTAACATCTTACAAAGGTTATAAAAATGTTCCTAATATTGCATATCAACAGGAAATTTTAAAAAAAGTATATGGAGAAAAATTGACAGCTACTGAACAAATGAATGTAATTGAATCATTAAATTTAGAAAGATTGATATATACAAGATTATCTTTAATAATTTTATTGAATTATATTAATGAACATAATCAACATTTATTAAAAAATTTAAGTTTGCCACAAATAATGGGAAAACAAGATTATTTGTATTTGGGAAATAATGCAATTCATCAATTAAATATATTTAATAATGATGTAAATAATTCATCTGGAATGTTCTCAAATAATACCAAATATAAATCATTATTTGATGTTATTAATAAAACAAGTACTTCTATGGGTAGACGATATTTAAAATATAATTTAGTAAATCCGTTATTAGATTGTAATATAATTAATACTAGATACAATATTATAGAATATTTGATGTTAAATAGTAGATGGAAACAATTAGAAGTTAAATTAAATGGTGTGCCAGATATTGAAAGATATGTTAGAAAATGGTCGATGGGAAATATTCATCCATTAGATTTATCAAATTGTTTGATAGGAATTAATAATGCATATCAATGTTTAGTTGAATCGGATATTGGTGATAATCAATTAAGTTTGAATAAAAATGAACTTACAAATAATATTAAAACATTAATTGATAAAACAAATAAGATTTTTGATACAGATGAATTAACAAAATATTTAATTAATGATATTACCGGACCTATTTTTAACAAAGGAATTTATAAAGATGTTGATAAAATTATTAATGAAATGTTATTATGTGATGGTTTTATGAAACAATTATTAAATAAATTTAATGAAATGTTAAATTTAAAAGTTCCAAAAAAGAAATCAAAGAATATGTTAGATGATGATGATGATGATTTGGGATGTAATGGCGAACAATTAATAAAGATATTATATAATGATAGAGAAGGATATCATTTTTCATTAACTAAACGTAGAGCGGAAATGCTACAACAATATTTATCTGATTCAGCAAATAAAGTATTAAATGTAAATGGTATAACATTGACACATGAACAAATCGAATTCAAAAGTTTACCCAAAGGAAATACATGTAAGATAATTATCCCACAAATTCAAAAGAAATCAGATGAAAAAATGGATTTAATAGATGAATTAAAGAAGTTGATTAAAATGAGATATGTTGAATGTTTAAGTACATTATATATAGAATATGGTAAAACATTAGATGATTTAATTCAGTATATCAGTATATTAGATTTTTGTAAATCAGGTGCGAAAGTTGCAATAAATAATAAATATTACAGACCAATAATTAATAATAAACATAATGGAAGATCATATTTAGATACAGAAATGATGAGACATCCTATTTGTGAAAAATTATTAATAGATACAGAATATGTGCCAATCGACATTAAACTTGGAATACCAGAACAAACAGGAATATTATTATTTGGTTTAAATTCGGTTGGTAAATCAACATTACAAAAAAGTATTGGAATCAATATAATAATGGCACAGATGGGATATTTTGTGCCAGCAGTTAAATTTGAATATTATCCATATATATCATTAATGACTAGAATTTCTGCAAATGATAATTTATTCAAAGGATTATCTAGTTTTGCATTAGAAGCATTTGAACTTCGAGCTATTTTAAAAAGATCCAATCAAAATACTTTAGTAATTGCAGATGAAGTTTGCAAAGGTACGGAGCATCAAAGTAGTTTAATTATTGTTTTAACAATGTTAGAAATATTATCACAAAATAATTGTTCATTTATTACCGCAACACATTTACATGATTTAACAAAAATGCAAAGATTAAATAATTTAACAAATGTAAAGATGTTTCATCTTCATGTAGATTATGATGAAAAAAATAATATATTAAAATATGATAGAAAATTGTTAGTAGGGTCAGGAGAAAATTTTTATGGTTTAAATGTTGCGAAATATTTAATAAATGATAGTACATTTTTGAAAATTGCAAATGAAATTAAAACCGAAACATATCCCCAATATATAGTAAGTGATAAAAAGAGTAAATATAATTCGAATTTATGGATTAATGAGTGTGAAATTTGTGAATATAAACCAGTAAATGATTATGATAAACCATTAGAGACACATCATATTAATTTTCAAAAAGATACAGATAAAAATGGATTTTTATTAGCGAAGCCTCATATTCATAAAAATCACAAAAGTAATTTATGTGTATTATGTTACAGGTGTCACGATAAGATAGATACAAATGAATTAATAGTTTATGGTTATGAGGATACAATAAATGGAAGTCAATTAAAATATAAAATAAATGAAAATAAAATACTGAAAGTTAATGGAGATGAAGTGACAATTCAATTAAATGATATAACAAATAATATTTCATTAATGGAGAGAGTTACTGATTTAACAAAAAAAAAATATACTCAAAAAAAAATATTAGATGAATTAAAGGATTATGGAACACAATATGCAATTAAGAAATGTATAAAAAGTTTAATAAGTAATATCAGAGAAATATAATAGATTTTTATCATCTTATCAAATAAATCGTTTGATAACATTTTAATTATTCTTTTTATTATATTATCAAATAAATCATTTGATAATATAACTATTTATTTGATAACATTTTAATTATTCTTTTTATTATATTATCAAATAAATCATTTGATAATTTAACTATTTATTTGATAACATTTTAATTATTCTTTTTATTATATTATCAAATAAATCATTTGATGATATAATTTAATTAATTTTTTATTTTTCTAAAAGAATGTTACAAATTTGATCTAAATATGTGATACTAAAGTACATATCTGTACAATGATTAATATAATTTTTAGGATATAGTTTTGGGTTATATTTTTTAAGTTTGTCATAATTTTTTATGATACAATAATTAACATAATCATATTCAACAATAGGATCATATTTATTATATATACAATAATATGATACATTATCACCCATATCATAATTGAACATGACACTTTTAAATAGTTGTTCTTTTGATAAATTAGTTGATTTAAGTAATATTTTTAATAAATCTTCAATAGTTCCATCACAATCATGATTAAATTTTTTTGTATAATATTTTGTTAACAAATTCATATTTAAATTTATATTATGAGTAAATGTTTTAAGTAAATGATGTGGAGAATCATATGTAATTAATTTTTTTTTACATTTTATATCTTTTAATCTAGCCAATGATTGTGACAATATAAAACCACCTGCAGAAAAGCCCAATAATATAATTTCTTCTACTGGTTTATAATTATGATTAATTTCATGTTTTATTATTTTTGCAATTGTTTCTTCAAGAAATAATTTAACTGTATCATCATTAGTGATGACAAATATTTTATAATTATTTGCAATACTTGTTTTATATTTGTATAAATCATGTAGCATTTTTTCCATATATTTATCAAAATAACAATATACTCCTCCCGATAATATATATATATGTTTCGTTGAATTATTATTGGAATGATATACTTGAGATATTGTTTCTTTGCCGGTATAAATATTTTTATGTTTAAAAATATTATAATTTATAAGATGTTTATCATAATATTTTATCATTAATATAAATTTTATTATTATAATTATCAGACATGAATGATAATATATACTGATAAATATTTGTTTTAATTTTGTAAAAAAAAAGCAATATATTTTATAATATTATATATAAAATATTATATTATTACTTTTACTGATAATTAAATAATTTATTTTTTGTATTCAATCATTTTAATATTTATTTTTTTTAATTTATCAAATGGATCATCTAATTTTAAACTTGTAAAAGTTGTTACAGGACGAGTAGAAATATATTTATATATTTGCGATGAATTAGTAATTTCAGGCATAAAACAGTCAATATCAGTTGTATAATATATATAAATTGGATCATATAATTTTTCGAATGCATTTTCTTTGATTTCTTGAATGAATGGTTTTCCATTTTTGTATCCTTTGTTAATATTTTTGAGAATACTTGTTATTGCCAACCAATCTGTGGTATATGCATTTATATTTTTTTTTTTTTTTTTTTTTTTTTTTGTTTATTTTTTGTTATTGAAA